TTCTACCAATACCTTCATCCCATGAAGATGATATTGGATATGCTCCTAGAGAATAATTTGTAGATACATCAGTTGTACCGTTAGCTTCAAATAATCTTAATTTAAATTTAGGCGAAGTAATTGTTTTGTTTACTATGGACTGACTAATCTCAGAAAAGTCTGGACCTTGAAAGTTTATTAAAACTCTAGTTTGATACCCAAAGTCGTTATTAACATATACCTTCTTGAGTTCTAATATTTCATCTCGACCAAAATTTTGATCTTTAAATGTTTCTCCCGTAATCAAATTGGAGCCACTATTGATATACGTATCTGCTGTTGAAAAAATTCTATAATGCATTATCTAACAGCTCCCTTTATGTTTTGTTCTGGATCTTTTAATTCAAAAACGGAGGGTGTTGCTGATGGTTGTATTACCCCCTGATTAAGTGATTGCTCAAAGTCAAATTTATATCCATAATTAGTCAGACCCGTAGAGTCATCTACCTGCCATGAATTGTTTACGTGGTGATACGTATATAGAGGTCCAAACGTACTCACGGATACTCCAGGTTGTAATTCATAATTAGGACCCTGTGATATACAGACATAATTTACTGAATACACTCCATCTATGTTCATGAGCTCATATTCTAACTTACTAACGTAAATGGGTTGTCTAAATTGCATTTTATCTACTTGGAAATAATTTCTAATTTTATCTATACACTTCAGTTTTATTTCTGCCTTGTTGGCATTTCTATGGGCTACCACATCAAAATAAACACCAAAATTTACAATGTACCCACCTCCAGATTCTCTAGTAAGTCTCAAAACTATTTCATCAGTAAGCATACGAAACTCGTTTAGATAATTTTTAAGATTTACACCTATTGGATCTGCTGGTGTTTCTGTTAAATTTTTATTTCTATCATAACTAAGCGTGTATACCTCAATAGTGGGTATAACGCCACTTTGAATAACTTCCAATGCATTTTGAACTTTTTGATAAAAGTCGTTAAAGTTTTCTCTGTCCGGAGGTGCGCCAACATCATATTTAGCTTGTATGCCTACTTCAGCATTTCGTACGATTTCTATAAGCTGTGATGTATTTCCGGAACTTCTCTCCACATACACTTTAGCAAGATTACCAAACTTAGCCGGCATCCCTAATATTCTAGCTTCATAGTCACTCTTAGTAACACATCTATTCTGTGTGGTAAAAAATGCAGCAGCTCGCTCTCGTATTTCTTGTAAAGTTTCCTCTGCAGCACCACCCCTAGCTGGTTCTGGATTTGTGACGGATAACGTAGCTGATGTTAAGCTGGGACTGCCTGGAGCTCCTATTTTATTTGTTACTACAGATAAGTCGTTGGCTACTACATTTGAATTCAATCCTCCACCTACTCTATACTTTACTGTAAGCTCAGTGTGGGATGGAGTTTCACCTAACGTACTAAATTCATCTCCTAATAGTGGATCAATACCTGCTTGAATGCTCTGTACTTGACCCGGTACCGTAATTCCTGCTTGATCGGATTGTATAAAACCACTTTGTATTGTTTTACCAGAACGTAGTATTCCGTTTCCAAATACCACACTCGTAGTTCCTTCAAAATCGTTCTCTACTACAAATCGTTTAGAAGTTCTTATAAATTCCAAGGTGTATGGAACGGGAACCGTACTCACGTCTTGTCCACTTTCTAAAGACGTATAAGCATCACTTCTATTAGGATTAGATGTATAATGAGTCTCAATGGGTACTCTATCTTGTGCTAAAAAATCTACTTGGTGGTACTTGTTTCCATTGCTATCATGTACTGAAATAATCTGTACGACATTTTTTTCAGGTAGGTTTAGTTTTAAAAATTTAACTGGAGCTCCTACTGGAAAACTTTTAGATTTTGTCTCACCGCTAATAGCAGTAACTGATCTCTTGAGATCATATCCAGTAGCTATACCCTCATCATTAAAATCACTTTGTATGGGAAGTGGATCAGCTGATGAACTTACTGAGAAGTCTATCACATCCAATGATTCAAACTTTACAGTTGAAGATAATGATGATTGTACCTGCATACCAGGTTCAATGGATACCGCCTCGCTGTAATCAGGAAATGCTCCATCTCCCAAAGAACCAACCGTTTGTGTTACTTCCAATACAGCATAAGCTGGTACTGAAGTTTTTGCATTGTATCCTAACATCTTGGCTAGCGTCACTACATTACGTCTCTCTTCAGCCAAAGGTAACATCATTTCTTTATATTGTTGATCCATGTAAAAAGACAATACATCACCAACATATGCGGACATTTCTAGAAGCATCATACCAGGTGATGTTTCGTTAAAATCTCTATATGTGTCGGGAAAATAAGACTTAGCGTATTGAATCAAGGAACTCTTTATTGTATTGAAGTCTTTGTTAATGTAATTTACATTAGTTTCTTTGAAGTCTTGATCCGTATATGGCACCTTAGTCTCCTAGTGTTACAGTTACAGATTCCAATGAATTGGGATCCTTTGTTATGTTAAAAAGTACAGTCACTTTCATAGTGTTTCTAGAACCTACGCTATCAGGTAGCATTTGAACCTTCAAATCCTTCACTTCAACAAAAGGAAGATATTGTTCAAAAGTATCAATAATATCGTTCTCTATAGCAATTTTAGTTTCATCGGTAACTTGTTCAAATAAATATTTTTTTAAACCCATTCCAAGTTGAGGTTGCATTAATCTCTCACCCTTATCCGTAGATAATAATAACTTAATATTATTTTTTACAGCTTGTATGGTGGTCTTGGTAGATTCAAAATATCCCTCAATGCCTTCACTTCTCTTTAGAGGATATTCTAAACCAATAAAAATATTTTCCGTTCTGTCTTCTATCAGCGGCTGTATTGTGAGATCTCTTCTTGCCATTATGTTGCCTTATTAATAGTGCTTTTATCTGGATTAAGTTTTACTTCAGCATTTCTACTATACTGATTAGTTCTATCATAAATAGGGTCCTTCAGCTGAACTTTTGCCGAAGCTGCTTTACCAAGATAAGCCTTTCCTTTTGCTTCTACATTCATACCATTCTTAAATACTGTGTTTCTTTTTATCTTACCAGTAGGAGGCAAAGCGGGTAGCTTGAGATTTATAAGGGGTGATGGGGGTGCAACAGCTGGTCCCACCGTACCCGGATGTCCCACACCAGTTAAATCTATATCCACATCCTTTAAAAATTTTATTTCATCTACTATTACCGTAGCATCCATAGATGTTATATTAAAGGTTAAACTCTTAATATACCGCTCTACAGCTAACGCTATACCTTCTGCCAAGCTGGGAATGTTACCTTTATCAAGTTTTCCATTCTCGTCAGGAGTTATACCAGAAGCATTAACAAATACATCCTCTATATCTGATTTCAGACTTCCCATTACTTCCCAGGGCTACGTTGTTTTATCTTTTGCTCGGATGCCTTCATGACCGGTCGATAATCTTTATTTAAAAACTGTGACATAGGATCAGCTGGATTTATAGGAGCTGCTTGAGTTGCGCGATGACCTTCCGCTGTAGGTTGCATGGTTCTATTCAAGACATCTTGCATATTTGAAGTGTCTAAAGTCCCACCTCCCATAGTCTCCCAATCCGTATCATTAGCCGTTTCTTGTAAAATATCATTCAACAAGGGATTATTAGTTTGTGGAACTGCACGTTTACGTGCTGGCCGTTGGGGTGCTGTGGTAGGAGCTGCAGCTCTTGAAGGTAAAGTAGTTTTTTTATCCTCGCGGAGAATTTTTCGAACCTCCAACTGAACTTCCTCTCTAACAACTTCTCTTATTAATAATCTTAATTGATTTTTTTTCATATTATCCTCATAACTATTGGTTTTTTTCTACAAAATGTTTACTACTTTGAAAATCTAACTGACCTCCTGGAGCAAATTTAGCCTTCAAGCTAGCTAATTTCAATCCAATTGGTCCTCCGTTACCCACTGGTGGATTTTCCAACAATGGTACGGGAGCTCCATTACATATACCCACCGCTGAACTCACTATATCAATCAACTCCGTAAGTACTTCTGATATGTTATCAGCAAATGCTACCGCATGAGCTTCTTCTTGCTTTCCTAAATAAATATTAGATGCTTCCAATAATATCTTACTATTAGCGGATACTGTTACATCTTTACCTGCTCCCATATTGAGATTAATTTTACTTGAAAGAAATATAGATTCCTTCTTAGCATTAAAAATAATCCTATCGGAAGAACCAAATAATTGTGGTCTTGTATAATTGTATATGTAATCAGTGACATCATCTGTTCCTATAGATGTCTGTACAAGAGATGACATAATTCTATTGGGTTCATTTACTGTATCGGATGCAAGTACATATCCATTGATCGTAGCGTTAGTATCCTGTGATATATACTCACCAAAGTTGTCTTTTATTGAACCGTTTTGTAATGCTGCTAATAATGTTCCATCTGCCGCGCTATCAAAGCTACTATTGATACTCTTCCCGTTACTAAAAACTATATAAGGATTTGAGCCTCTACTACCTACCCTAATAGAATTACCATGCCTACCTTCTATCATAACATCTCCGTGAGAAGGAGGTGTTGTATTAGTTGGTTTGGTGGATTTAGATCTATTGGGTTGGAAAGGAAAGTTCAAATCTCTACCAGCTTCACCTGCAGCCTCGTCTGATCCATTTTCATATAAACTATCTATATTAAAGTTTATCTTATTTTCTGTGTTGAGAGGACCTAAATAATAATTTCGTTGTCCAAAAGTACAGAGCAATACTGGATCACCCTTGCTGGGAGTTTCGTTTATACCTCTCAACAATGGTAAGTACTTGGTAGAAGTTTTAGTAACTGAATTATCACTTGCATGAGCTGATGCTTCTATCACACCAGACATAGCGGAAGGTTCTGTATAAATTTTTTCAACATGTCCTGGGACAAACTGTAACCATACCAGTTGAGGAGGTGAATTTTTGAAAAGACCGGAATTGTCTACAGATGAAGGTTCTAAAGTTATGAATGTAGAACCCATTAATTACCTACTGGAACATTCGTTTTAATTTTATTTATTTTATCGGACTCATCTTGCATATCATTAGCTGTATCTTGAAGAGTAGCTATCAACTCTTCCTTCTCAGCATCCGAAAGCATCATTGTATCCGAATCAGACGCTCCGTTTGATTTTCCAACTATTCGTTGGAGCACACTGGCTAATTTTACAAGATGCTCATCGTTTCTTATAGCTACATCAAATATTTCTTTGACTATAGGCATAACAACAACGGCATCATCTATGCTTTGTATAAATCCATGGATTTCTTGAATCAATAGATCAAGTTGAACCCGTTTGCTTTTTGAATTATCGTATATATCTCTAGTAAGATCACTAAACGATACATTGTCAAATATTTTTACATCATTGTCCATTTGCTTACCCTTTACATGTAGTACTGCACCTATAAGTATACAGTAATGTAATTTGTAAGCAAAAACTACAACATACTATTTTGAGGGGCTGGTCACGCCTGTTTGATATTCTAGAGCTAATATCTTATAATGCTTTTTCATTTCATTAACAACCTTTGTAATGTAAACCGTATTGACACCAGTCATCTCACGTATCAGTATATATAAGCTCTTCTTGTTAAAATTATCTATCTCACCTCTTCGATTGAACAACTCTACTATAGAATATGCTATATCAATATCTCGTTTCTTTCTAAATAGACTTGGTATTTTTTTATCAAAGTATTTAGTGATCATATCCATAAATTCTTTCTTTACTTCTTTCTCGTGACGGGGAATATCTACCAACTGAGCACTTATACTGGGTCTTGATATCTCTGAATGTGTAGTTTGCTTTTTGTAGTTTCCATTATTCACTGCAATTAAGTAATTCTTAGCTACTACTGAAAAATAACTAAATGCTTTGAAGCCGGTATCTGGTTTGTATTTGTGCATGTTCATTACCAAAAAGCTCAACACTTCTTGCTTTACATCATTGAATCCTGCATCAAAGTAGCTGAACTTAAATGTATTGATAATATTTTCACACAGCTTATCTAATGCAAAGTGAATCTTTTCTCTATAAATCTTATCTCTCAATAACGGATTTTCTGACTGGTTGTATTCTACTATTGCATCTTGAACTGCTTGGTCAAAGTATACTTTATTTTTTCTTGGTCTTCCCACTGGAATCCTCCTCAAATAACTCGTTTAATAATTTTTGTAATTGTTTTACTTGCTCAAAGAAAAAGCCTATTTCATCATCCGACTCAAAGTGTCCTGATTCATCAACAAGCCTCATTTTTTCTGCTGAAAACTTTATTATCCTATCAAATTCTAACATATATGTCTCAAGAGATGTTATTCTCCTTAAAGATAACATTAAAAGATACGCTAGAATTGTACTCGAGACAACTAAAATTCCAATAATAATATACTCAACCATTAGGAAATAACTCAGAAAATTTATCTTTCATATTCTGTATTTTTTTGTCCGTAACGTTGCGATCTTTTGGAGTTCCCTCTTGATATCCCACATCCACATTTTCCAACGACTGCTTATATAGTTGCTTCTCGACAACAGTACTCGTCCAATCTGCAAAGTGTACAATATAGTGTAGTATATTATCTGTATCATGCTTTCTATACAGAGCTGTATTACCATCATCAAACATTCCATCAGACAACTTGATAGCCTTCCAAACTTCTTGGGATATCTTGACATCAAACCACTGGAGCAACCATAGTGCTCGATCCGTAACTGATAGTGGCTCGAGCTTAGGGTTAAATGTGTACCACTCATTTAACTTATTACGTCTCCATTCATCTGTTTGTCTTATGTAGTATGCATTATCCAGATCACCTATCTTACCCAAGTCATGAAACATGGCTGCCATAACAATATCAGCATCGGATGCCTTTACTTGTACGCCCATGTGTGAGAAGAGCTTTTTTTGTTTTAGTGAAGTATCGATAACACGTAGCATGTGATCTACTAATCCTCCAGCAAAACAATTGTGGTGGTTTGGTCTACTACTTGCTGGAGCATCGATGAATCTATCCTCAAAGTGCTTAAATAATTTAAGAGTATTTTCTTTTTCACCATCTTCAAAATACTCATCTACGTATGAGAGTAACTTCTTCCAGTTCCCTAGAATTTTATCTGAGTCCATATTATAACCTTTTGTGTTTGTGTTTATTTATTTTGTCTTGAAAATTTTTCTGCAGCCGTGACCCCTAGACCTACTATAGTAATATACATAAAGTTTTCTAAGATTTGATCTTTGACGTCAAACTGCCAAAAGGTGTTAGCTACCCAACTACCTACGAGCATTACAAAAGATGCAAACCCTATTGTTCTCTTACTTGAGATCTTAGATTCACTACTTAACATATTTTTTAGAAATTCCATATTTCTTCTCCGTTCCATTTATTTGTGGACCTGCGGGGATTCGAACCCCGGTCCAGTTTACAACTTAATACAAGTCGTTACAGCTTAGTTCAGTTTCAATAAGAAGTAACTGACAAACTACTTGTAACTTTGCTCAGAGTTACCAACTGGCAGTTTATTTAATCTCTAACTTCTATCCTAGCTAAAGAGATTTTGTCTAACTTGGTTTATGACTAAGTGTTAGACGACTCGGTAACTTATGCTGCTGCGTAAGTTGACTGAACGTCAACAACCGGCTTGGCCACAGTAGATACTTCCATTGCTGGATAATCATACTCTGCCAAATGCCAATCTATGTTCAAGTCCTCGAGGTTTATAGCCTCATCAATTGGTTTAGTGAGTCTTTTGTTACGAGACATACTCAATCTCTGCTGCACTTGTGGTTCGTTTGTACCTGTCGATACCATTCAGGCCCTGTTTAGTTATTTTTAATTTTTTAAGATTCACCATAAGTGGTAATTTGTAATCTATACTTTTCTAATTCTTTTTTAAATTCACGTAGAGCTGTTGCATCTGAACCGGTCAGCTCTGCAGCATCAGCATATTCGTTTAGATATGTAGATAACCGATCTTTCTCATCTTCAGTTATATCAACATCTACTTCACTTAAAATTTTATAAACGTGATCCATTCTACTCGCAAAGTGATCAATGACTTTACGGTGTTCCAGTAATACTAATTCGATGTTTATTAACCGTTCAGCCATTTTATTTAACAATGTTTCTATGGTGACTTTTTTGTTCATATATAATATGTATCACTTGTCATCTACATTCTCTGTAGATTTGTCATCTACTACTTCGTACTCGGCATCCACTGAATTTTCATCATTGGATGGTTCCTCTTGAACATCACTAGTTTGTTGTGAATGCATGCTATTCGATATCTCTCCGAGAAGAGTATTTAGTTCTTCATATCTTTTATTGATACCTTCCGCATCATCTGTTCCTACTTGTTTTTCTAATGTTTCCACCTTACTATTTATATCTTTGATTTGATCTTTAGATAATACTTCTTTATTTTCTTCAACAGTCTTTTTACATTGTGTTATAAGATAAGATGATTTATTTTTTAATTCTACAAGCTCTGCTTTTTTTGTATCAGCCTGTTTGTGTTTTTTGGCATCGGATATCATTTGTTCTACTTCACTATCACTCAATCCCGTAGAAGAAGTTATACGAATGCTCTGTTCTTTGCCTGTCCCTAAATCTTTGGCAGATACTGATAATATACCATTGGCATCTATATCAAACGTGACCTCTATTTGTGGTGTCCCTTTGGGGGCTGGTATAATTCCTTCTAAGTGAAATCTACCTATAGATTTATTATCTGTTGCAAACTTTCGTTCTCCTTGTAACACATGTACTTCAACCGAGCTTTGATTTTCTGCTGCTGTTGTAAATGTTTGTTTTTTGTTTGTAGGTATAGTAGTGTTTCTCTCTATAACTTGTGTCACTACTCCACCTAGTGTCTCTATACCTAACGATAGAGGAGTTACGTCTAATAATAAAACATCCGTAACATCTCCAGAAAGAACACCTCCCTGAACCGCTGCACCTAACGCTACTACTTCGTCAGGATTGACTGAGTGGTTTGGTTGCTTATTAAATAACTCCTCGACTACTTTACGAACTAATGGAATCCTCGTGGATCCTCCAACCAAAATGACCTCATCTATATCCTCAGTGGTCATCCCTGCATCCTTGAGAGCGTTAATGCAAGGTTCTTTAGTTCTGTTCACTAGTTCTTCAGTAAGATTATCAAATTTAGCTCTAGTCAAGGTTATGTCCAAATGCTGAGGTCCGGATTCGTTAGCTGTAATAAACGGTAGATTTATATTAGTTTGAGATGAAGATGAAAGTTCCTTTTTAGCTAATTCCGCTGCATCTCGTAATCTCTGTAAAGCTGAGGGATCGTTTGATAGATCAATAGCACTAGTATTTTTATACTCACTAACCAACCAATCCAATAAAGCTTCATCGAAGTTATCTCCTCCTAAGTGAGTATCACCATTAGTAGATTTTACTTCAAAGATCCCATCTCCTAACTCAAGAACTGATACGTCGAATGTTCCACCGCCCAAGTCGTATACTACAATCTTTTGGTCTTTTTTATCTTCTAACCCATAAGCCAAAGCGGCCGCTGTTGGTTCATTTATAATTCTCTTAACATCAAGACCTGCTATCTTTCCCGCATCTTTAGTAGCTTGGCGTTGACTATCGTTAAAGTAAGCTGGAACTGTTATAACTGCTTCTGTAATATTAGTTCCTTGGTGTTCAGTAGCTACTATTTTAAGTTGCTCCAAGACCATAGCTGATATTTGCTCTGCGGAATAATTTTCTCGTTTAGTTTCTATTTGTATCCCACCCTTACTGGAACGATTAATTTTATACGGGACTTTTTTTGTATCCTGTTTTACTTCATCATACTTACTGCCAATAAATCTCTTCACTGAAGATATAGTGTTGAGTGGATTAGTTACGTTTTGTCTTTTAGCTGAGGTTCCGACCAATCTCTCCTTATCCGTAAAGGCTACGACGGACGGTGTTGTTCTGTTTCCCTCTTTATTGACTATAATTGTGGGTTCACCACCTTCCATAATAGCCACACAGCTGTTAGTTGTTCCTAAATCTATTCCTATAATCTTACCCATTGTTTCCTCCGTAATGGTCTAATATTTTATCTCTGAGGCCTTCCCTTTCTTCAGCAGTGGCATCGTGCCACACCATTGCCAACATAGAAGACTGATGACTTACTTTATCTTTTAAATCTTTTATATTTTGTTCATAAAATTCTATAGACTCCGTAACTGGTGCTATATCAACGTTATGTTTATTTGCTATACTCTCTACCATTTCCATATCATCTTCCATGATAGCAGTTCTAAGTTTTTTAAAGTCTCCGTCATCTCCACTCTTTTTATCTGGATGGACGACTGATGCAATTTTTTTATACAACTTGTTATTTGTCTTAGATAATTTTTTATTTTGTTTGTTTTTAATTTTTGTTGTGGAAGTATCAGGTTGTTCCTCATCTGATAATTCCGCAAACTCTTTTTGAAACTCCTGCAGAGCCTCTTTGAGAAGTTCATTGGAATACTGAGCCTCGACGGTACGAAACTTATATTCAGTCTTGAGCTTACGTAAATATAACTCTTCATTTATCATTCCTGTGGGTGAGAAAGAACTTCAATCATTTCCGTTTTAGTTCTAGCTCCTAGAAACCTGCCTACCTCAACACCATTTTCTTCCACTATAGTGGTAGGAACGGAACGGATATTATATTCATTAGCAATCTTAGGATTCTTATCACCATCTATAAATTCTATATCGTAACCTTCATTAGATAGTTCTTTCATTATTGGTTTGAAGACCTTACAAGGTGCACACCACTCAGCACTAAAATATTTTATTTTCTTCATGTCAATACCCATCCACTATTTAGTAACGATTGTACTTTTTTATATTTCATAACTTTAACCGCTTTGTCCTTCTTGATCGTAACGAGATCATTGCGTCCTATTTTTTTTTCAACTCTCACCGTAGTCTCTTTTTTTCTATCATGTATGGTTTTACCGTTGAGATGATCTATCTCGTGTTGAACACATACAGTTTCTAAAATCTTTAAGTTGGTTTCCTTTTGTTTGTCCTTGGGTGTTTCTTCCCAACTACCCTTTGCATCATCCACAACTGATGGTGCTCCACTAAAGTACCAATTACTTTCTTCCTGTGATGTAGATACGATGATATCTCTATATCTTTTTGTATGTACACCTTTGCCTGGGTAGGACAGACAACCTTCGTAATAAGGCAGTTCTACTTCCCTGGACACTATCTCTGGGTTGATGAGGATTAGAGGCTCGCGAACATTTACAACAGCAACGGCTGCATCAATACCCACTTGGTTGGCAGCTAACCCTATTCCGTCTTTTCTGGTGGCAAGTATTTCAAACAACCTTGTTGCTATTTTCATACCTTCCTCCACCGTCACGGTCTTGAGCTTTTTCTTAATTAAAGAATTATCTTCTTTAATGCAATTGATCACTTTATTCTTATAAGGCATTTGTTGCACTTTTCCATAATCACTTCTTAACACAGAAGATGGTTTGTGGTGACCCGTTATAACATTTTGTTTATCCGACATTTATTACCTATAACCAAACCAATCATCATCGTTGGAAACTTTGTATGCTATATACAACAACAATGAGACTACAACCACTTCAAACAATTCAAACAATCTATCTATTCTCCATAGTTGTGATTAATAAAATCTTTTTGTTTTTTGACTGCTTTTTTGAGAGCAGCTTTTTTTTCTTTTTGACGAGCGACCAAAAGTTGTTCTTTTGTTCGACGCTTCTTCTTCTTAGTTTTTTTCTTTGTTACTTTAGTTGGTGGAAGAGTATTTTTTAAATTAGGCTGTTCTACTCCTTTGTGAAAAACACTTCCGTCTTTATCCACAAATTCAGCCATAAAGTGCCATCCGGCAGGACGACCTGTCTTCTGTGTCTGCTTTGGTTCCTTGGGAATTCCAACCACTATCTGTACACAAACCCAACAAGTAACACTTCTGATTCCACTGTCTACATTATCGACAATTCGACCACATTTCTGACAAGGTATTGATATCATGTTAATTTCCATATATTAATTTACTTACAAGTATATATGAGAGACAACAAGTTTTTTATAAAAGTTCAAATTCAACATCAATTACCTTACGACAAATTAATATCAATTCACCCGATTGCAATATCGTATCAGCTCCAAAGTAGAGGCTCTTTTCCCGTTCAACATCAACAACACTAGATTTGGAAATACGAGCAAGAACCTCATACTTTGAATCAGCAACTGTAACTAAATCAAGTTTAGCCAATCTTGATTGTTTTCTTTGGGGGTTGAACTGGTTGGAGCTTTGGAACCTGTATGCTTAGGATACCTTCTTTGAAGATAGCCGTGATGTTATCTCCATCCAATTGATCACCTAGCTGGAACGATCTCTTGAAAGAAGAACTTTTTAATTCACGTCTAATCACCTTAGCATCTTTTTCATCCCAGATACCATGCTTGTCACCTGAAATGGTTAAGACTCCCTCTTGAACATCTATCACTAATTGAGATTTATTCAAGCCAGGAATCTCTGCTACTATACCAACTCTATCTTGATACTCATACACGTTCACCTTGGGGTAAGCTGAACCCTCGTATGGTCTTATACCAATCGTTCTCATCACTTCTGGAAATTGTGATTCCACAAGTTGATCAAAAATTTTATCAAATGGGGTCAAAAAAGAATCCCTATCAATTGTAGGGATTTGTGAGGTGCGTATAGCTTTGATTTTAGTCATTATATTCTCCTGTTTTGTTTACTTTAGTCAAACACCGGGATATCCTCTCTTGAGCAATATCCTTTTGTATAAGTATCATTAAGTTATTCTTAAATTAGTTTTTTTCCATAAATCTTTTATTCAAGGTCTTAGCTACATCAAGTACACTAGTTGGATCAATAAACTCGGAGGAATTTCCATACATCTTTTGAAATGACTTTCTATCGTTAGCTTCATACTGTTCATACTGACCATCTCCTATGAAGTAACTCAATACTTTGATTCCCTTAGCTCTAATCTTCTTGAGTGATTTTCTGCAATGAGCTTCAGCATTTACTCCATAGTACCTAATTTCGTTGTTACCAAATTGAGGAGCTCCGTCAGAATAATTTAATAGGATACTATCCATGCTAGTTGACGCTTCTATAAAATTATCCATGATAGCATCAAACGTTAAGCTCTCCGGAGTTGTACCACCGGGTTGAAGATGTTTGAAGAGTTTTACTTTACTTATTTTATCTTTGGAAGAATCATATATCTTCATAATTAGAGGATATGAATTTCTTTGATTTCTAGTAGTTGATCGTGCAGTAACTTGAACATCAATATTTCTTGTCATACTAGCTGCCTTGATAACTGCCACTGTACTAGTGATAGTTTTTGTAAATTTTTCTCCAGACATTGACCCAGAAAAATCTATGGTGATGTGAAGATTTATTCTCTTGAACTTTTCCGTTAGAGTTGTGAAGAATACATTTTCATTACCAAAGCCTAAATCAGATAACATTCTCTTGTCAATTCTACCATTATTCTTTCTATTGTATTTGATAGTATTATCTGAATTTCTTATTTGAAGTTTACGACCTAATATAGATCCAATACGTAAACCTTCTTGGATTGGATGTTCATTTTTGTCACGAACCCAGTTAGTTATGATTGGAATTACACTACCACTTTTTATCAACTGTTTATTAAATTTATCTATCACTACAACTCTTGTTGTTTGCTTCTCACCATAATTATCCATCTCGACATCTTTGTATCTGGCATTAGAAGTACCAAATGCATTGACCGAGCTTGCTTCTTTTTTAGTGAGTTTACCTTTATTGACTTTTCCATCAACAAAATCCCGTTGCTTCTTTAATGCATTTGAAGCTTGCTTTTTTTGTTTGTCGGTAAGTTCTTTAGATGAATTATTTTCTCCACTATCACCCTCACCTTCTTCATCACCGCTTCCACCTTTACCCTCACTACCACTTTCTGTATTCTCTTCCTTATCTTGTGATATAACTATATACCTAAGTGCCACAGCTAAACATTCATGAGCTATATTGATAACATCTTCAGTATTTTTCAATCTAGATATGTTGGGTAGATCTATCAAATCGTTTATAGCTTTGAGTCCCTTGAGGGCATCCAATCTAGTATTTCTGTTATGCAAGTTTACTATTCTCATACTATAGCTATCAAATGTTTCTTCAGTGTAATCTGAAGAATCTAGAGCAGCGTCAATAATTTTAGAATAAAAGAACTTCTTGTACATTTTATGATAATAACCCTTATAACCCGGTGAAGATTTAAACACCTTATTATCAATTCTGCGATCCTCGATATAGTTAATTAACATTTTTGATAGAACATCAACTTCTCTCAAAGAGTAATACAAGTAGTCTGTATTCTCATATAAACTTGCAAATTTATTTTTAAGTTCATCGTATCTAGTAGATTCTCTATAAGTTTGAAGTTCGTCAAATTGAGTGAAAGCTATATGAGAACCCTCATGGAGAGCTAAGCCTACAGCCACATCAAAATTTTTCTCATCTAATTTACTACCTATGACTACACTCTTTCCGTCAGTGTAAGAATCTCCTCGTGTAGCAAATCGTACGGGAATATTTTTACCTGATACTATCTGTACAAAGTTGGATATGGCGTGTTTTTTAGATGACAGTTCAATTAAGTCTTTGGTGTTATCTTGAATAGATTCTTCATCCCAACCTAAAATATTATCTACCGACCTTGTGGAAATATCTCTCCAAAAGGAACTGTATGTGTTGTTCATTATTTCTCCTTTATTCATATCCTACTTTACGCAAAAATACAATACGAGGCAACAGTTAAGTAAATGGAGATCCGAGAACCCAACTAACCAATGAGTAGCGTATGCCCTTGGTTATAGGAGTAACTTGATGCCACATCCTTGAATCAAAAATTAATATTGATCCCTGTTCTAGTATTGGAGGTATAATTGGTTTCTTCAATCCATTCCAAAACTCAAACGTACCTCCCTCATAATCTAAATGACTTGATAGTTGAAGTGTAAGGCTGAGCTTTCTGGTTTCCACTTCAGTTTCAGCATATGAATAACCGCTATCCTGATGCCATCCATAAAAATTATCCAACTCGTATTTGCCAAATTGACATGGAGTAAATTTAGTCAGATTATATTTCCAAACTTTTTGATTTGTTTCCAATACATACTTGAGAAGAATCTCGTTCATACTGTGATCCTTTTGTAACCAATTCAATTTAGTCTTTCTGATCTTTCCATACTCAGAACTCTTGGGAGCATTTTTTTCATAATCCCACTCATCTTCTTGCTTCATTCTAAATATCTCTTCCGGATACAAAGAGTCGTTGCCTAGATAGTTTCCTGTATCAGCCTTTAGTTCAGATTCATCATTGAATTCTTGTATAATGTCCTCACAGACTTTTGGATGAATAGCTTTTTGCCAATAGTAATAACTCATAATATTCCAGACAATTTTTCTGTCGGATTGTTTCTAGCGTGCATTAAATTAAACAGAGCCGTATAGAGTTGTATCATATCACGACACTTACTTATAGCTTCAGCACATCTATGTTTGTGTCTAGGATTTCTAAAATGATATCCATTTGTTAATTCTAGAACTTCAACTCTAGCTGCACCAAAATTGCCGTTCTTTAACTGTTTGTTGAAACCATGTCTATCAACCAAGCCGGAGATATACTCCGGCGTTAAGTAACTTTTATCTTTCATACTTTCTCCTAATATAGTTCATCTGGTGAATTATCGTCAATAAATTTCTGTACTATCTGCTTAACAAAAGTTCGTTCAGAGTCTATTCCTCCGGTAGCATCATATTGAGGATATATCGTTACCTCAGCAGCTTCCGGAAGACTAAATCCGTCATGCAACAATCCAGCTATCTCTACAGTCGTTCTGGTTGATATACCTGAATCTATTCTGGGAGAATCACTTAGACTTTCTAGTCTAGTCAAGCATGCAATCTTAGCTATATTTTCAATATGCGTGGATTCTACAAATGGAAACATATACTCAAGTAGACTTATTTCTTGAGCTTCATCTAGAACATCCACTTCAACCGTAACAAATCTATCTCTTAGTGCTCTATCTAGAACTCGAGTAGCAGTATATTCATTTCCTATATTAGCAGTAGCTACAAACGTAACACCAGGTGCTACCTTGACTGTCTCGGAACCGTCAGCCTCATCCAATCTTAGATATCTTTGCGTCTGATCCAAAACGGTCATTAAAATATTCCAAGCATCCGGATGCGCTCTACTCAATTCATCTAATAAAATAACAGCGTTTGGAGTCTTGATAGCCTTTACAAATAATGATTCCGAAAAGTAAGTTCCCTCGTTTTTATTGAAGTGAGTGTTTCCTATTAGAGTAGCTCTTGGATCTTGAGTAGCTCCTAAGTTGAAGTAAAAATCTGGTCTGTCTAAAGCTCTTACTAACGACTTTGCAGCCATGGTTTTACCTGATCCAGCTGGTCCGGTCATCATTATATTTTTAGCTCTAACAGCTGAGCGAATTAAAAACTTCCACTTGAGTTCACTCATCTTTAATCCCTTAGGTTTCAAGCCGTAACTATCATGTATAAATTTTCTATCTGTAGCTAGTTGCTTGCTAATAGTTTTTTTGCTAGTACCAGTTTCAGTACTTTTTAGTTGTGATACTACATAATCATAATCTTCCGTGGATATACTTGACCACTTGGACCATCCACTACCATCATCAGTTCTCGTTAGAGCCTTACCTCTTTTTAGTGCTGATAATCTAGTACCGTAAGATACATACTGGGTTAGATCACTGTTATCATAATTGTAAGCTTTCATTGAACCGTTTTCTTTTACTATCTTTACGGCTTGTACGCTTGTTGACTTCATTGTATTTCTCCTTTTGTTCATATCCTACTTTACGTAGAAATACAATACGAGGCAACAGTTAAATAAAAAGATGTTCTGAATTTTCTGAGGATGTTTTGGTATCGGGGGAAGTTTTAAACTTCAGGGATGCGTAGGTATTAGTTTTAAATAAAATGTAGAGGATAGCTAATGTCAATAAGTTTTTTAGAGTGTAGTATAAATTCATCAATACTTTTTTTACTCTAAACAATATCTCTTGCCCCCCTCCGCACTTCTCTTACTAACTTTTATTCTTTTGTATTTGTACTTTTACTTCTCTTGTAGACTTAATACCTATGTATATATAGAACGTATTTTTCCAAAACATATATTTTTATTTTTTATATTTATTTATGCGGGATTCCCCCGCGTAGTTCCATTACACACACAACGGAGTAAACCATG